ATGACTGCTACCATGTGTTGCCACGCACCCTGCCAATTATCAAGACCAGCCGGTAACTGTTGCTGTACCATGAGGTCATCACGGAGTGGTTCTATCATTATGCCTCTACAGTTTCTGGCATCAAGATTGGTGTGATGACCTGCTGTATGGCCTTTTGTTCTTTTTTGGCTAGTCCAGTAAAACGTAGGATCTCACCAGTTGAAGAGATTTTAATACTACCTGCAACTACCCAAATTTCAGTACCCGATGCATCTGTGCCTGCTAGTTTTCGGACTACACCATTGACTGTGCCATCACCTGCTGTTTTTCCACGGTTCCAAGTGTATGTACCATTCTTGCCCGTCCAGATGTAGAAATTACCAGAATTCTTTTCACAGTAATCTCCTAGTGCTTTTATGGTTGCTTCTGCTGACATTTTACTTCTCCTATGTGTGTAAGTATTACTATTATATGGTACAACCAAAAGATCTGCAACCAGGAATTTTACCAAATAAATATCTGCATCATTAATATTCGGACAACTACTAAAATGCCCCCAGTAATACAGCACGGAAATGACATTGAATATGACCATGTATCTGTGCATATACCCTGGGTGATGCAGGCCTTGTATTTGGAAAATAATCTAGATTCAACATCACTGACAGAAATACGAGATGCTTTTCGAATACATCAAATGCAGGGCAAGGCATGGTTATTAAATCAGGTAACACAATTTAATAGAAATTCTAATATCTTGGTCATTGGTTCTTGGCTAGGATTTACTAGTTACTGTTTATATAAATTAGGGTTTACCAAAATTACCGAAACTGATCCCGAACATAGACTAGAAGGGCTTGCTAGGACCGTCAACAGAGAAAATCCAAATTTTATCCATTATAGTAAAGATGTTAATGAGCTATCTCTAGACAGCTATGATCTGATCATCAATCCCAGCTGTGAGCATATCGAAGACGATAGTTGGTTTTTTCGTACCAAAATCGGTTGTAATTTTATATTACACTCTACAAACCTTAAATGGCATGATCATGTGAACACTGTAGTTTCTACAGAAGACATGATAGAAAAATATCCCATGGATCTAACATTCGCAGGTGAGTTGATGTTAAATCCTATGTATTCTAGATATATGTTAGTAGGTCGCAAATGACCTACGATATATTTTTTATCAGCTACGAAGAACCGAATTGCGAAGAACATTGGCAACAGTTATTAAAATTTCATCCAGAAGCAAAAAGGGTACACGGAGTACAAGGAATCGACCGTGCCCATATGCGTTGCAGAGAATTATCAACTACTGAAAGATTTTGGACAGTAGACGGCGACAACTGGATTACTAGCCAGTTGGAATGTGGAGACGCAGACATGTTAGATAACTTTGATCTTTTGTTCTTTAACGCTATTGACGCCGTTGACAAACAGCGGTCATCTGTTGGAGGAATTAAATTATGGAGAAGAGATAAGTTTATTAACACTGATATGAGCAAAGGTGATTTTTCTACAAAGGCAACAGAGACCCGCAGAGCAGTACAAAGGACACTATCAGAACACAGGTACAATAGAACTCCATACGACACCTGGAAGTTTGCATTTAGACACATGGTTAAATGCTATTCTGGGATTATAGGCAATCATGTATTAGAACAAAATATTGATAAGTTTAAAAAACATCAATATCTAGACGACGGGACTAATAACGCTCTATGGAGTTACCAAGGTTTTATAGATGCCAAAGAATATGTTGAAGAATGTGGGGACGATTTTGATAAAATTAATTTAATCAATAACTACGTTTGGTTAAGGAATAAGGCGCCCAAGGAGGTGTAATCTCCATTCTTTTGAACAGTTCATAAAAGAATGTTCTTTTGTTGTATCAACCCAATAGGCGTGTCCTATTTCCATATGAGTTAATCCTTCTTCTTTGAACACAAAATAACAATCTGGATTGGTTATCAAAGGTATATGGAATCTCGGTGATAAATCTCTGTGCATAGAATAACAGCAGTATGGTTTGATCCACATGAACCTTGTTCTGGTTAAATTGTACTGTTCAATGATTGACTCAAAAACTGTACTTTTAAAAAGATCATTCAGCACGACATCAGTGGTCCATCTTGTATCCGGTATTGTCTTGCCTACTGCGTCAGTCCAAGTATTGTTGCCATTCCTATACTGAAGACCTGCTTGTTTTCCATTAGGAAATTCTGACCATTGGATATATTTTTCAATATTGTTGTAGCACTCTAGGAATGGTTCGATGTCTAGATCTTCGAGTATCTTTATCATCTAGGACCGATAATAATTATGCGTTAGGTGAAGTATCTAGGGTGGCACAGACAGTGTCCCATGATACATTCTTACCTATCTTTAATAAAAGTACTACTGGAAATTGATTTTCATCTCGACTGATAGAATACACCGTTAATCCATTGATAACTGTAGGGGAAGTAATAGAAGTACTAGAAACCAAAGTAGATAATATTGTCGCAGTATCTACATTATCCATAGTAGGTCTGCCCGATGAATCGACTGGAGGAACATAACTATACGTTTTTAATATAGTTTCTCCGGAGACAGGGAATACTATTATACCATTATTGTTAGGATTTATTTTAGGAACTACACCTTTGGCAATTCCGCAAAGCTCTATGCTTCTATCATCTCGTGGGACTATAGCTGTGGTAACTCGATCAAAATAACTATCAAAGACAGTGCTGGTGCTGATCCCAACAGGCAAATCAGCATGAAGTACAGCGGTTGTTGATGTATTATACAGATTCATTAGATCCATTAACGGTTGCGGATCGTAGGTAAAATTTATGTTAAAATATGCTGACATGATATATCCTTTTTATAATCTAATGCTTGTGTTGTAAATTTGCAAACACTTTAGACACATTTTCCGACGTAAATGGAATATTCATGATTAAATGTATGCTATCGTTTGTCCAACTAACTGTCCTATGTGTCTTTCGAGTATTTATGTAGTATGCTCTACCTAATTCGATGGGCAATTTTCTATCTGTATCGATCAACCAATCATACTGAAGTGGATCGCAATTATTTAAAAAAACAGCGATCCTGAATGTTTTCCTTGGCATGCTAGGGTGATCTCGATGAGGGACGAAGAACCCGCCCACTCCTGAGTTAATTAAAAATGTTCTACCCAACGGGTTGAATTCATTTAACAAAGGATGCAAACTTGTACAATGTCGATAAACGTCTGTAGGATGACAAAACTCAGTTTCTTCGACAAGCCTCCCAGCCACATACGACGCCTCGGCTTGACTGACATTTTCCTTATGTGTTTTATCTTGTAAATTTGTTATGGCAAGAGATTTTCTATTGTTGGTCCACTCTTTACGAGGCAAATATTCAATCCAGTCGTTATTAAAATATCGAATTTCATTCATAAACTGGGCAGTATCAATTTTAAATCGCAAAGGTTCAAAATCACCTAGATTCAATAAGGCCAGCTCATTGGCAACGGTTTCAAGGGTTACCTCATTGGCATTAAATTTTGGAGCTCTTTGGCTTATTCCTGGAGGTACTATAGTCACATCGTTCCTGTGTCGATTAGATTATTCTTTTTAAATGCCCATGCTCTTTCACAGCACTGCCAGCAGGTGTTGCATCTCGTTGATTTTGATCCTGTGCAGGTATGCGTAAGATTCATTATGTCTGCTAGATCATAATCTTTTATTATCTTAACTGTATTTTCTTTGGTATAATCCCAAAATATATCTATCAGTTTAGGATGATATGATTTTTTTCTAACAGGCCCATTATATGGGGTTCCGTCTGGCTCTCGAAAAAACCCATACTTATAATTCGGTAATAATTCCGGAGGATTAGTTGTCGTAGCCGATAGATAGATATCACAGTCATAATTCAATACTGCTTCTGTCATACCGCTAGTAACCTGTTTACTGTGATGTAGATCTCCACGTCTTACAATATGTATGGTTGATTTTGGTTGGTTAAACTGATTGTCTAAATAATCAACAATACGATTAACGTGGACCACAGAGTCGTCGGGTCGAGGTACAACAAAAAATTCAAAACTATTATTTCTATTGGTCTTGTATTTTATATCATGCAGTAAGTATGCCAGTAAACTACTGTCTAGCCCTCCTGATACCAGTAGACCGATCTTGCGGTATTTCTCTAATATTTCTTCTACATCGGTCAGTATATTTTTCATATATAAATAATTATATGCGCACACAACAACAGATCAATAACATCAAAAACAGTTTCTCTGACCCATATTTAGTTGACGATTTTATCACTCAAGACGAAATCAGACACCTAATAGATCTGTTTGAAAATGATGAGAGTGAAACTGATCCATTGCAGGCCAAGGTATATAAAAATACAGGCCCTATAACCTTGAATATCTATAAGTTTTTAGGAGATACTGTGATAGATAATATCTTGGAAAAACTCAAATCGATGATAGGGCCATTTGATATAACTGCAGGATTTTTCTTTTTTACCAACTACCCACATATCATCCACAATGATGATTTATTTGAGTTGCCAGAAACGATGTACAAAGGCATTACTATACCATTAAGGTTAGACAGCGATTCCGCGGTCAATCTCCTACCAGATTTATGTTTCTTTGATCAGTGTTACTTTCACGGTCCTAGTAAGTTCTTCAACGGGGATTCTGATATTCCTACATTTTACAATAAACAGATATATGAATATAGCCTTGTTGACGGTGTACTAGATCATGATATAATTACAGCCGATACCTATGAAAAATATTTCACACATTTAAAAAAGAAATGGCTCTCTGGTCTGAGTTTCAAATCTAGTCTACCTTGGAAACCAGGGTCCTGTATTATATTTGACAGTGTTAGACTACATTGTGCTAGTGATTTTAGAAAACTAGGTTATAAATCTAAATTAGGTATAAGCATTTTTACCAAACGAATATGTTAGAGAAAGAATTTTTTACCAAGAGAAGAAATGAACAACTCTCGGTTTGGCCAAAAAACAAAGGCCTCGAACAGTGGGGGAAATACTGTTACATTCCGCTAGATATACCAAAATTCGAAAATCAAGGACTAGTAGATTGGTTCAATAATAAAAAGAAACCAATATATAAAATTTCACCAGATATATCCTCAGCAAAATACGATGTTACAAATTTTGAAGCTGTGGATGTATTGCCTACAGGAGAATCCGAAGAACAGCATACTGTAGTATGGACCTTGAATCTACAGCAAGATTTTCTAACTCTATTCCCTGATATATATGATCAGATCATGACATACTATCCTTTTAAATCTTTGATAAGGATGAGATTTTGGTCTAGCACAAAAAACATATTATATCATAGGGACCATACCATATTTACAGATAACCCTAGTAGTTTTAGGATAATGTTATATGACGAGAATCCCGATCAAACCCTCGGACTTATTCCTTGTATTCCTGATACTCCGACAGACCTAGAAAATATCCATTTACTGCCTAAAATAAACGATACCAATTCCTTTGTATGGAACAATTTAAGAGTCAAGCATGGGAGCTTATATCAACCACCGTATAGAAAAATATTAATGATTTTAGATAGATATGATTTAGATATATCAAAATATCATAAACTAATAGAACGAAGCGTAGAAAAATACAACAACTATGTATTGACCTGTGACCGTTCAATTGAAGAATTTGTAAATCTATGATTGATGATTTTCTTTGGCAATATATCGATATTGATTTCAACCTAATCGAAGATATTAAAAATCGTTATATGGAGGTCTTGCCTGACAATAACTTCTTTTTTCAACCGGTTGATCTGGCCCTAACAGAGTTCATGGGCATGGAAATACAAAGAGCGGTATTAATACAGGCCATGCCTAATGCAATAGGTCGTATCCATACAGACTGGCGATTTGATAAGGATTATGGTGACAAACTGGCATTAAATATACCTTTGATGAATTGTGAGGAATCTACAACTGTATTATGGAAAAGCAATTATACTCCGCCTACGCAGTATACGGATAATGGGCAACCATATAATTTTTATCACCCTTCGAGATGTGTTAAAATTACAGAGTTTAAACTAATCAAACCTGTATTGTTTAGAACAGATATACCACATAGCGTAAACAATTCAAGTAATAATGTAAGACGAGCAATAAGTTTAAGATTTAAACGAGATCCTTGGCATTTAATAGGAAACAATCATGAATGAAAAATATATTTTTTATCCTAACATGGAGTTTGATCTACCTAGGTTACAAGAAATCGCGATTCGTAATATGCACAATCTTCATCCCGATTTAAAAACTCATCAAAGAAAGATTGAGAATGAACCATATCTTATAGAATTAAAAAACAAATATCCTTTTTTAAGTCCTTTGTACAATATATATACTACTGGGGCAGGTTATATAACACCTATACATATCTGTCCAGGCCGTGGATGTGCCTTAAATATTCCTGTTATCTATACTGAAGATTCCCATACGATATTTTATGAATTAAGAGGAGATGTTATCAAGAAATACAGTGTCCCAAGAATATATGAAATTATCGAGTCTGATACTGTTGAAGTATATCGATATACTCTTGATAGACCAGTAATAATGAACACACAATTACCACATGGAGTTATCGGAGGACCAAATGGTCCGAGGACCATAATGAGCTGGAGCATTGATCTAGCATATGATTACGAAACAATCAAGAAAATATTAGGGAGCACAGTTTGAATTTATATTATTCAAAAATAAATTTGCCCTTGCGGATCGATCTAGACTGGTCACAATTTAAAAAAACAAATCAGTACCATGCTGTAGTGCCTAATGACATAATGGGCCAAGATTTTATTTTTATGTTGCGTGATAGAGGATTGGCGGTCGATTGGGTTGAAGTGTTTTATCTTGCACCATACACTAATCACGTGATCCACTGTGATGGAATACATCAAGAATTTAATTTTGGTAAAATTAATTATGTCGGCGGCGGCAAGGACAGTGTAATGTCTTGGTACATACCCAAAGACGATAAAAAAGGAAAAATAAAAAAAACCAAAGCAGGCACATCGTATATGACTCTTGACACAGAAGATGCTATAGAAGTTTTTAGTGAGCATATCGATAATTTTTGTCTTGTGAATGTGAGTAATTTTCATACAGTTTGGAATAAATCCGAAGATAGATTTTGTTTAAGTGCTTACGTAAAAAATTTAACGACTGATACAAGATTATCGTTTACGCAATTACAAAAAGAAATGGCAGAGTTTATCTTATGAAAATTTATAAAATAAATGACGATTCAGATCCTAAAATTTTAAATATATTAAAATCAGGCATAACGAAGGATATGTTTAAGAATGACAGGTTGTATGAGAATTATCTATATGAATACCGAGATAACCCAGCAAATCTTTTCTATACATTAAAAAACGGGAGATACAGTATTGGAAAATATTATATCATAGCAGATGACGATAAGTACATTGCCAGCGGAGGATGGTATCAGTATGATATTGATACAGCATTATTGTTGACGCGAATGTTGGTCATTCCAGAATACAGATCGTCATATATACTAGGTCATACAGTATTGCCTGAAATGATTGAACATACTAAAAAATATAAAAATGTATGGATAACCTTCAATGATTATAACATCACATTATATAAATGGTTTGAACGGGTCGAACAGGGAAAATCTGGAGCATTATTTAATAATTGGCCAGATGTATATAGACTATTCAAACCTATTGGGCAAAAAATAGTTAATAATATTCCACAGTACGTGGTACAACTTAAGGATAGATAACATGTTTAAAAATATATCTAGAGCATTTTGGTTCAGTTTTGTTCCAATAAATATTTTAGGGATTATAACTGTAATACTATTATGTACGGGTGTAATACCTTTGTATTACTTAATATACACAGTTATCGGTTGGATACTGATAGGTGGCCTAGGAATTGCCGCAGGGTATCATAGAGTATTCAGCCATAAAACACATAACTTACCAACATGGAAAGAAAATATTATTCTATTTCTTGCTGTGTTTGCAGGACAAGGTAGTAGCATATTCTGGGTAGCAATACACCGAGGCTATCACCATTCTCATGCCGACACAGAAAGAGACCTACACAGTCCGCTACATGGTATCTGGCACGCATTTGCTGGTTGGTTTTATAAGATGACCGAAAACAATCCGCTGGTTAATCCAAAATATGCTGTAGATCTATTAAGAAAACCTAACCACGTTTGGTTCCATAATTATCAACAAATAATTTTATGGACTGTACCGTTGATCGTTGCTGTTTTCGATTGGAAATTGGCGTTTACAGGATTTTTTTTAGTTACCTGTATTTCATTCTTTCAAGAGAATTTAATTAATGTTATTGGTCATTTAAAATGTGGTATTGGTTACAGAAATTTTAATACAAAAGATAACTCCTACAATAATTTTATTTTAGGTTATTTGTGTTGGGGTCAAGGCTGGCATAACAACCATCACAATTCGCCATCATCATACGATTTTGGCACTGGTGTCAGTAAAAAATGGTGGGAGTTTGATGCTAGTATTTTGTTTTTACCTTTTTTAAAATTATGATACCATTGGTTAAAAATAATTATATTAAACAATCGGGTTCTGGAGATACATTTGATATTAAGATAAATCCCTTACCTACAGAGTTTGATAATTATTTCGTAGAGAGCTGTAGAGCCGCTGAAGAAATATATTCTCTTAAACAGGGCAAGCTACATTTATTATACAGCGGAGGTATAGATAGCGAACATGCCTTATCTATATTTTTACACATGGGATTCGATGTCATTCCGGTCATCATACAGCTGACACCAAAGTATAACTATCATGATACCAAATACGCTTTTGAGTACTGCGAATCTAAAAAACTAAATCCGATAATAATAGATATCGATTTCGATGATTTTGTCAACAGCGGTAAGATGCTGTCTATCGCTAAGGAAATTAGATCCTGTGTCTATCATAGATCAGCGACCGCGTATGCCGCAGGATTACTTGGAGGTACGGTATTATTAGGAGATGGCGAACCGCATATCAAATTGGATACCGATGATGGTAGATGGTATTATAATATATTCGAGCACGACTATGCTGTCGCTAATTATTTTTCTCAGAAAGGAATATATGGTACGACACATTTCGGATCATGGACTCCAGAGATGACTATTTCTTTTCTTTCGGACGAGCGTATACAGGATCTAGCCAGGAACAAATTCATGGGGAGATTAGGATCTCAGTCTAGCAAACACTATGTCTATAATAGGCATAGCAATTTTAATTTAGTCGTCAGAGAAAAGTTAACAGGCTACGAGCTAATAGAAAAGAGTGAGATCTTTAAGCACGAATCGTTCAAAGAACTAGAAGAGTTCGGAACTACCTGTAGTGGTTCTTATTTTAAAGATTATTTCGAGATGATGAGAGAGAACGGATCTCCGATATGTTTCTAGTGTATTTTTTATCGTGGACATTTATTCTATACTGGGTACATAGATCCGCACATCATATACCTTTGATAAAAAAGATACACGGCCAGCATCATCATTATATCTCGACTAGCCCACCTCCAAGATGGAAATGGAATAATTTATTACTTTTTAACGACAACTGGGTCAGTACCTTAGATTGGTGGATCACTGAAGTCTTCCCAACGATCTTATTTTGTGCGTTGACCGGACAATGGTGGATAGCTATTTTCCATTATATCTATGCTGTCAGTGTACAAGAGCAAACAGAACACAATCCTAACTTTTCCTGTTATCCGTGGTTGTCTGCCGGTAGATGGCACTTGGTACATCATCTCAGAGATTCAACGAAGAACTTCGGTCCTATGATCATAATATGGGATAAAGCATTCAACACAGCGTCTGATAAAAATGAATATCTATAAAATAACAGATCTCAGTGACACCAAAGATTATTTTGACATGATGAAAGAAAATGGATATCCAATATGTTTTTCATAGACGACGAAGCATATACTAAACATGGATACTATCTTATTGATAATACAATAAAAACCTTGAGCAAATTTGAAGCATTCCAATTGGCGGGGAAAGATTGGTCAAGAATTAAATTCATTTACAACGAAGATGTATTTGGTTCTTATGATTGGACTATAGAGCCTGATGAAGATATATACGAACTCTATCGACAAAGAGCACAGCAGTTAAGAGAAAAATACGATTACCTAGTATTGATGTACAGTGGAGGCATAGATAGTCATACTATATTAGAAACATTTCTTGATAACAACATAAAATTAGACGAGATTTGTAGTTTTAATATATCAGATGTTGCTGACAAAGTTGAAAAATTAAACAAAGAAGTATTCAATACCGCTATTCCATTTATTGAAACACTAAATTTAAAAAAAATAGGTACGATTTTTAGAACTGTTGAAATAGGAAATTTAATCCTTGATTGGTGGAATAGTGATTTTCACTGTGAAAACTTTCAATATTATTCATCGCACCAACAGTGGTCAGGTGCCGTTAGAACCTATCAGTTCAAGTCAAAAATAAAAGATCATGTAACATTATCCGAAAGTGGAAAAACTATCTGCTATATATGGGGTGCAGATAAACCAACTATCCTCGTTGAAAATAATCGATATGTGCTACATATTATAGATGCCCAGATTGATTTTGGAAACAAGCAATATATTAATAGATTAAATTTCGATAAAAAATTTTATAATTTTCATGATGAAACATTTTACATTTCAAGAGATTGTCCGAAAATTTCTATTAAGCAGTCTCATATGCTGATAAAATTAATATCAGGTATTACAAAAAATGATCATCGATTAAAATTGAGAGAGGAATTACCGATGGTGGGGCCATTTGTTGAACATCATGTCGACAATAATATTAGGAAATTTTTAAGTAAAAAAACAGTAGACGGTTGTATCTACCCAAAATCTCTATTAGATCGATTTGGCGACGATAAAATGTATAATTCTAGTATGATATGTTCCCCGAAAGAAAGTTGGTTTTTATCATCAAATCATCCTAGTCGGAAAAAGTTCGAAGACCAATTGAAACATTTAGTACTAAACAATAAGGGGTATTTTTCTTATGTTGCTCCTTCAGATTATAGGCTTTTCAATGACGAAATAAATTATAATTTGTTACCAAAAACGATACGTCATGTTATGTCAAGGCCTTATTATATAACCAAAGAAAATATTTCTGTATGAAAAAACTATTGTTTATCTTATTGTTATTTACTGCGAATTCATTGGCCTCGACTAAAATTATAGTACCATTCATTCCTGGAGGTTCTGTTGATCTACTGGCAAGAAAATTCGTTCAATATATTGAAATTAATAGTAATTTTAAATTTAGCATCGAAAATGAAGGGGGAGCAGGGTCGTTGATAGGTACAACACAATTTATTAAATCAAGGCCAAACAGCCTACTGATCACAAGTAGTTCTTGGTATATAAACATAGTTGAAAATAAATTTAAATTAAGCGATTTCAGTCCTGTTTCAATATTAGCAGAATCTCCGATGTTTTTAATGGTTAATAAAAATCAAAATTTAACCTGTGAAAGAATAAAAAAATCTGAAATAAATTATTTTATAGGTGCTGCCAAAGGACAAACATCGACGGTGGTTAAACTACTACACGACCAGTTTAATCATATCATCGAAGTTCCTTATAGGGGAGTCAAACAATCTGTGCTTGACCTATTAGGAAATCAAATTAATGGTGCCATAATTGCTGGTGCTACTGATCTACAAGAACCATTGATATTATTAGCCAATACCACTGATCATACAATAAACGGAGTTCCATCTTTTAAAGAATGTTTTGGTATAGAAAAAACAGCTAATAGTCAATTTCTGTTAATTGCAGGTCCAAATAGTGATCCTGAGTTTATCGATCAGATAAATGCGTTATCAAAGACATTTGTCGAAGCGTCTGATACAAAAAAATATTATATTGAGAATAATCTATACCCTAAAGTAACCGGCATTAAGGAAACAAATAAAAATATTAATCTAGAATTGATCAACTGGAAAAATTTATTAAAATAGATTAGAAACCCCGCGGTTAGCGGGGCTGTTGTTGATACTGTTTATAGGACGTAGTATTCGTCTTTGCCAACTCCGCATTCTGGGCAGAGAAAATCTTCTGGAAGGTCTTCCCAACGTCCTTCTACTGCTTCATCATGTTCGTGGCCACATACCACGCATACGTAGGTCTGTTCCATTATCTTGTCTCCGTTTGTAATAAATCTTGTAATTTTGTTTCATAGGCTTTAGCGTGACGCTCTTCCACTTTCTTCAGTGCGGCGAAACGTTTTTCGGCCTTGCGTAGGACAGCGATAAACTGTTCTGCATGTTCTTGGCTTTCTGCGATCTGATTCTGCATTTCTTTTTCAGCTTCGTGGTTACCTTCCAATACAGCATTCTTTTCAAATTCTGGATACATCGTGGTAAACTCATAGGTCTCGCCTTCAATGGCCTTTTGGAGACACTCGGCTGTGCTAGGTTTACCGATCAACAGTTCCAAATGACCCCAAGCGTGTTTGAGTTCTTGATCTGCTGTGTGCTCAAAATGCTGTGCGATTTCTTCGAATCCTTCTTCACGAGCGATACGGGCGAAGTAACGATACTTGATGTGGGCTTGGCTCTCACCTGCCAGCGCATTCTCTAGATTTTTAATTGTGATAGACATTGTTTCTCCTTTATGTGTGTCTGATAATAACAGTCAGTGTTTCTACTGATAAGTTATTGTAATAGTATTTAACAATAAGATCTACCATTTCTATTAATTTTTTCAATAATTATTTTAATAAGGGTTATAGATTTTTTCAATAACAAAAAAGGGCCCGAAGGCCCTTGGTATCCTAATTTAGCTATTAGAATGTTTTGCTTGCAGAAAATACTACTGCATTTTTTGTCAAGTCCTGTCCTGCTATCGTATTAGCACCTAATACACTAGAACCTAACGCACTGTTCATATAATACTTGGCACTGATCGCCCAACCTGAAAGGTCGTATGTGGCACCAATATTATAGTCATTATAATCAAGAGCAGTTGAGTTAGCAACATCTGTACGACCAGCATGAACATTTACTGTCCATTTTGGGGCGACAGGATATGCCACATCGGCTTGATAATAACGTGAACCGCGGCTATTAGCAACACCGAAATAATCACCTAATGATTGACTTACTTTCACTGCTACTGGACCAATCGCGGCACCAACATAGGCTTCATTGGTATCGAATTTAGTACCATCAGCGGCAGAGGCACGTGGATAGATATAGTTGTAAGAACCAACATCAAATGTGATTCCGCCAAACTCTTTCTTATATCCAGCGTACAGATCGCTTTCTAATCCAGCGCCGTTTGTGTACATCTGTGAGCTAACTGAACTGTTCCAGTTACCTGCATAGAAGCCACTGGCATCTGTATAATCAATACCACCTTGTATAGCTGGTGCATTTTGAGTCTGACTGATACCACGGAAACGATAGTCACTGACTGCGCCTAGGTTTGTTGTAACTTCGGCCTGTGCAATGCTCACGCCTGCTAGCATTAATAATGCGGTTAATAATTTCTTCATAGTTTTAATTTCCTTTTGTTATGATGCTTCCGTAACTTCACGGAGACACGCTATATTATATATGTTCGTAGGAACGAAAGTCAATAAAAAACGGCCATAAATGACCGTTTTTGGTTGTTTTGGTTACAAGGTAAGTCCTACCCCGTGAGGATCATGCCGCTAGGGCATATACCTCATCATTAGATGCGTTAGCATTTATCGATTTGCTTCTACAATTGAGTTTCCCCAATCCTACGGCTTTAGCATTGCCGATTCTCCAGTAGCCCTCCAGCGCCAATCGATAGCCATGTATGGCCCACTGAAATATACTACGGTGTATTAAAAGTTATGACTGTGTCAAAGAGCTTTTGGGATACCAAACCTGATCTTTTTACAGATTTTAATATACTTCGGTGGACCATTCGGGAATCGAACCCGAGTCTTGCTCGCTATACTTCTACCTTCTACGAATTCTTTTAATTATAACCCCGGATGACGTTGTTGTCAATCTTGGGATTACCTTTTGCCAATTCTCGTTCAACCCACTGTTTTCTTTCCTGTTCCTTACGTTCTTTTTCAGTCTGCACAGGTTGTTTCACAGGTTGTGGTTTTTCTATCAATTTGGTACCAGTACTGGCCTCTGTTGATTTGTCGCTGGATCTGTCATCAACTGCCAATGATAACCTGCGGGTGGTTCCTGCACGATCTGAGGTTGCTGGATGTATACAGGAGGTTGCTGGATGTATACAGGAGCAGGTTCGTAGTAATGAGGACGGCTTAATTCATAACCGATCACTCCGCCTATGATTGCTGGCGCTATCCATCCACTGTAACCACGATAGCAACAACGACCATAATAACCGTGTGCATCTACAGTGCCTACCAACCCCAATAATGCCAATGCTACCACTATCTTCTTCATGGATGTCTCCAAACGAATTATAAAAGTGACGGAATCCTAGGGCTTGATATGTCTCCGTCTAACCACTCTGTGCCTCTCACACAAGCAAGCGGCTATGCCACTTTACCCCTACGGATAGATATATTTATTATACTGCCAATATTTGATCTAGTCAACTAGGCCGCAGGAACTGGCCGTACTCCCGATACACTGGCTAGATTCCTCAATCCCGGAGTATATCCAGCATCGTTGATCATAGTGGCACAAACACCGCCTTTGCGTATTCCAGTTCCGCTATAATGGCTAACGTGTATCCAGAGTGCGCCACTGGTATGACATTCTATCAACAGTTGGTCATAGGGGAGATTGGCCTTGATCCATTGTGCTCTAGTTATATAGTCCTTGCTGGGCAATCTATGGAACTGTATGTCCATAGCCTGCCCAGTACCATGTTGGCTTTGATTTTCACCTTCACGGAATGTATTGGTAATAAAAGCATCAGGAAATTGTGCCTTGAGTGGCTCCCAAATGTTCTGTGCTAGATTGGCTAGATTGCAGACTATCTGATCTTTGGTCAGTCCTTTCTGTGCCACGATATTGTGATTAGGGAATGTTACCTTGCGTAGTAGATCACTCAGCGTGGTTCTGTTTGGTGTCAGCACTAGACTATCAGGAAAACTGGACAGGCCATGGATAGACTTGCAGTCGGCAGCCACACTGGTGCCTGTGAAGTTTGCTGTAACCTCTTCGGGAGTGTTAGCAAAACTGGCAGTGGCTTGATTACCAGCATCGACCTGTGCCTGTGTCATGACTCCTGCTGTGACTAGATTTTGTAAGTAGGCCTGAGCAGCCTCTGGTCCTTCGGTGAAATATATTTCGTCCTGGCTCACAGTGGCTAAGGTAACCGCGGCGGCCCCTGGACTATCTCCCGGTGGAGCATACAGCACAACAGGAACCCCGTTGATAAACACATCCGGTGATTGATATAGGTCATCTACCGCAGGGCTATTACTATTGCGCTGTTGTCCGTAGTTATTGATCCATGGTTTGGTAGCCATCTATCAAGTTCCAGATGACACACCAGCGGCCGCCGCGGCATTTCGAGCTGTGGTTTCAGCACTCTTGACAGCTGGTGTGATGATGGCGCTGGCCTGTGCTTTTACGTTAGCGATAATTTGATCAACACCTAGAGCCTGTTTAGCCCAATCTTCTGCCTCTGAAAGGGTACTATTGATCTTGTCTTTGACAAAATTTTCTACTTTGCTCACTTGACTTATGATAGTACCTTCTTTGAGTTGTGATTTTATTTGATCAGCTACGCTAGGTAATTTTGGTAATTCTTGCCCGTTCTGTGTTAGTGTCTGGCTAACCACTTCTGTGTCAAAATTGTTTTTCTTGATAACGCTGGCAGCCATGGCCTGTTGAGTCACAGCGGCATCACTGACAGCACTGCTGGCATTACCTACAGCTTTCGAAACGGACAGGATAGCACCGCTAGATGCCTTGGCAGTATCAGCAACTGCACCCACAGCTGAAACTAGATCAGCCAGAGTTCCCTGTATCTGTTTCAGTACTACGGTTTGAGCATTGATCGCAGTGGCAATAGCAGTTAACTCTGCACCGTTATCAATAGCTGTAAATAGACCAGCACCACCGGTAGCCCCCATAGGGGTTTGAATTGGAACTCCCATTTTATTCTCCTAGATAATAATACTATTTAACCAGGCTGATGCCGGTAGTATCTTCAATATACTGCTTACTGGCCGCAGTCTTACTGGCTACTATAAAAAACGTATTCTTTTTCTCTAGGGTAACCTGTTTGTCCTCACCTAGGAACACCCAGGGGATTAGTCCCAGACCCTGACCGTTCATGGTCAATGCCAATGGACGGCTTATGGTGATAGAGTCCGGTGTTTCTGATTCGAAACGTGTGATCAACTCATCACCGTTAATTAGTTTGATACTGACTATGTCTCCTGTGGAGAATCCTTTTGATATTAACATATTGTCCTTATTTGTCGTCTTCTGGTTTAGGTAATTCACATAATGCTTCTAGTGTTTTATAATGATCATAAGCTCGTTTAAGAGCTTCGAAGTGTTCTAACTTCGCAGGATCTGGGACCAATATGGCTAACCTTTCTTCCATCTTCTCCATGAACTCTTTTAGACTGCGGCCCTGGATCAAGATATCACCATCATCACCGTTGACTTCAATCCTTCCACCGATGGTAGGAGGCGTGGTCCAGTTATAGCCACTTCCTGCACCAGTGGTATTATTAGTGGTTATGATGTTCCCACCGTTGAACACGGTGCTGGTGAGAGTAGGTATGGTAAAACTCCCATAACTGCCTGTATTTGCTGTGATAGTTACATTGTTAGGCCAACTGAACCCACTCAGCTCACTGGTAGTCAGCTTGCTGAGATCTATGGTGTTGAGATCTACCTCAGCGTCCTCTACGATTTCTGATGGTTTGACACCTCTCAGGGCATCTTTAATGCGTTCTAATTCTGCGTTATCCATTTAGTCTAGCCCGTAATTCTGTGAATCCACCTACCAGTTCTCCATCTAGGAATATCTGGGGAACTGTTCGTGCATTTGGCACTGCCTCTAACAACTGTTCTTTAGTCCAATCTGTACTGACATTTCTTTCTTCGAACTCAATACCTCTAGATTTTAACAGGTTTTTGGCCTGATCACAATAGGGGCACTGATTCCGACTCCATACGATAGCCTTCATATTATTTTCCTTTATAGTTCTGGTAATTCTTCGTGAGCTACTTCGTCACTCATGACACCTACGACATAATTGGTCGATTCGGTCTCCTGTAGTGCTGATTGTTTCTTGTTGATGTTGACGTGTCGGTTAAACCAAGGGATAGGACTAGACTTGGGGTGTTCGCCTTGATACTTGATGCCAATCTCTTTGAGTCGGGTGAATGCTGTGTAGTCTACGAAATCTTTTAAGATAGTTTCATTAAGTCCGATAACAGGACCTAGTTTGAACAGATATTCGGCCCAGGCTTTTTCTTCCTCTATGACATCCATGTACATCTGATAGACTTCAGCTTCACATTCTGCTTTAGCTTCTACAAACCGTTCATCATCTTTGATGACATTGTTGATCAACCAGGCAGTCCATTCTGCGTGCAGGATCTCATCCTGTAGGATCAAGGATATGATATTGCCGTTACCTATATAGATCTTGTTCTCTACCATAGCCAGGCTGGTCGCGAATGACACCATGAAGCGGAATGCTTCTAGAGCATAGCTGGCGTTGAGTGCCAACCAGATAGCACGGATATGACTCTTTTCTGTTACAGATCCCGGACTGACTTCTTTGAAGCAGTTGATCTGATGTAGGTCTTCATAGTACTTGCCAATGTTGGCAGCCATTTCTACGATCTCTCGGGTATCGTGTAT